TAAATATGGCTCGTTTTCTGGATATAAACCTTTCATACAGTTGTTCCGAATATCATCAATAAGATCTTCAATACCATTCAGCCGGAATCTATAATCATTTCTATGTTTCGCTTCTTCAAATGTCATTTATTCCTCCACCTTTCTCATAGCAATTTCAATCCGTGAACCGTCTGGAAAATTCCATAACTTTTCAAAAATCGAAAAACCGAAATCTGCGAATGTCAGATATTTTGTATTTTTATCTCCATTTATTCTTAAATAAATTGTCTTATTTTTTACAATAGCTCCTCTTGTACTCTCTTTCATTAGATTAAGTTCTTCATACTGATTTCCGTTGTAATTATTGATTCCAACAGGTGTTATATACTGATTCCACATTCTTTTCATATTATTCACCACCTAACAAATTCCGTTTTCTCTAAATTCTACAAGAAGCCCATACATCCGTCCTTTCTTTTTAAATAAATCGTTCCAATTAGATAATTCTTCGATCGAATAATTCTGATTGTACATATCTTCTTGCCATTCAATTGCTTTATCTCTCCACTTTGCTTTTTGTTTTATATAACTTTCATGTCGTGATAACGCTCTATGTTTTTTATAATCTGACTGTCTCATAATCTATTCTCCTTTTCTGAAATTAAAAAACAGACAACATATAGTCATCTGCTACATATCAAAATTATATTCTGGATAAAGATATTCCAAATTTAAATCTTCCTCGAACCAACAATGATCTGAAATATCCGGAATATCTACAATCACATGATCTGGATATACTTCTTTTATTTCTCCATTATGCCATTTACCTGTGTCTGGATCATGATACCCAACTTTTTGTTTTAACTTGAATAAATGTGTTAAGTCTACCATAATTTACCTCCTAATAAAATGTGCTTTTCATCGTGTTCAATATAATCCCCAAGCCTCATCATATTCGCATAATGTTTTTAATTCACCCCAAATCTGACTTGAAATTTCTTTAATTTCAGGATGCTTAGAAATATTTTCCCATACAATCTTTGTTTCTTCTGGTGTGAAATCCTCGCTATAAATATCGTTAAACCATTTAATCAATACTTCATTTGTTCCATCTGGAAAAATAAATTTAACTTCCTTTGAATTGTCAGAACTTAAAAAACCAAACCAATATCCAAATGGTCTTTCATTTTCTGTTTCTTTTCTCTCTTTTAAATGTGCAGTCTCAACTCCACCAAAAACCTTTGCGACTTCACATAATTCTCTATCAAATCTAGGATAACTTGCACTTCCTGCATACTGATAATCCATTCCCATTATAATTCCCTCCTGTCGAAATTTCCGTTTCATTGTTCTAATTTTCTTACAGTAAAATAAATTGTTGCAAAATATTTGTCTCCATCTACGAACAAATGATTTATTTCAACACCAAACTCTCTGCCAACATAATCCATAATATCATCCTCATTATATTCAACATCAAACGCTGGACTATATAAGAATACTTCTTTTGTATCTTCTTCCATATTAAATGTCAAAGACGAATCATCGACCTGTTCTTTCATAAATTCCAACAAACAATCTGATGTTGTTGTAAAGCATTTTCTTTCAAAAAACCTTGAATCCATATTATTCCACCTGATACTTTCGGCCTCGTTAAAATTCAATAGCTACATCTTCTGAAATATAATCACACATATAACCCTCAGATTCTAAATGCTCACATACTACACCAACAATACTGTCAGTATTATACTCTCCGTCATTTTCTTTCTTGTATTTTTCAATTGCATCTTTTGTTCTTTGAATGATTCCATTCATTAATTCCTGTTTACCTTCAACTTGAATCATTGTTTATACGTTTGTACCACAACCATCCACATCTACATCAATAAGTTTAATAATCTGTTTCATAAATATTTACCTCGCTTTCTAAAACATTTTTTGTGTCATTACATTAAATAAATCTGAAATATTATTAACTGATTCTTTTGATCTGATTAGTGTTTTGATGTCAGCTACACTCACATCTTTTATTTCCATAAGTGCATTATTTTGCTGTTTCAAATATTTCATTCTCCATCTGTAGCTTTCCTATTTCGTTACAGTTATCACAAATTTTCTTATGTAAAGTTTTATTTTCTTGTTCCAATTCCCTGATTTTCTTTCACTATTCAACACATTTCTCTTCAAAATGCTTTTCGGCAGCATTAAATTTCTTTCCTTTTGACAAATTATCATCCCTTTCTAAGCCACCATTTCAATATCCTTGACATATATCTTCTATTGTATCTGATAAGTTAAGATAAGAATCAATTCCGTAACCATGCAATACTTCTGTCATAAGATCACTTTTCTTATCTACAATCTCACAGCAATGTTCCCATGTTTTATCTTCATTGTTATATTCAATACTTATATCAAGTAAATCATACTCACATAAATCATATTCCCAAATTTTTGTATTAACCGATTCTGGTTTTTCGCCATTGCCATCCCACATTTCAGGGTTCATCTGATTCAAAAAATCTTTTGCAATTTTTTCCGCAGTTTCTCTTTTCATTATCATCACTCCTTCTATCCTGAAAATCTTGTTTCATTCCATTAGCGATCACATATATCCCTAAACAAATTAAATAATTTCGGACATTTCTCTTCCAATACATAGAAATCATTTACAATTTCCTGTTCGTCCTGAATTCCATCTTCTAATGTCATATATCCAAGATCAACTAACCAATCTTTAAAATTACAAGCAACTTCTTCTGCATTTGTGCTTTTCATTTCCATCAACCATCCTCTCTATAATAAATTTCCCAATTCTTTCATTCGTTCATGCTTAAAACCAATGCATACAAGTGTTTGATTAATTCCTTCTGCATATCCTAAATGATTCTGACCTCTTTCACTTAAGATTTTCCGTTGGGTTTGATCATCTTCTTTCCACGCATCTGCAAAATCTTTCTGTGCGTCTTTTGCTTTTCTAATGGCTTCTTCCATAAGTTTTTCACATCTTACACATTCTGCTTTTGTCATAGTTTCTATTTCCTTTCTAAAATTCATATACAGAAGATACTTTTCTCTTCTTTCCGTCTTTCCAGTTACAAGGATTTTCCGCAATTTCCACTGCCTGTTCCTTAGTTCTTGCGTCTACAGATATACCCAATTCTTCATTTTCAAAATCAACACACCATGTTCTCATGATTTTTCCTCTTTTGAAATTGCTATTTCATCGCCATGACAAAACCGGTTCATAAACCGTATCAATCCATTTACATAAATCATCGAATTCTCTTTCCGTGATAGACCCATCATCATAGCAATCATGAACATAATCCTCAATATCTCCCTTATGTTTTCCGCGCATATTGTTTATGATATAGTTCATAATTTCTCTCATAAAATCGCCTCCTGTTTTACCATCTTTCCATCTTCCCAATGACAAATTGGCGTATTTGAAGAAATTTCGAGACTATCGTCGTTATTCAAATACACCTTTTCTCTCCGTAACGTAACTGCTTCAAATTTATTTTCGCTTAAAGCTTTTCTGATTGCGTTTAATGCCCCAGACTTCGATTTATAACTTCTATTAAATGTTGCATTTTTATTTTTATCATCAAACCCAACCACCAAATAAGAGATTTTGTGAGTTGCCTTCCAAAAATTCTTTGCGAGTGGTTCAAGAACATAATGCTCTTTCATCCATTTGAAGCTTTTTTCTGTTTTACAAATGTACGGGTTGCTTCCATCAATAAAAGTAATATGCTGATATACATTCATATTTCTCTCCTTTCACACATCTACAGAAATGCAATGGTAAGCCCACCATCTTCCATTTCTTTCAACAAGTTTGTACCAACTCGTAAATCTCTGTCCCGTACAATCAAACGCAGAAGGAACACATTCCATATATTCATTATATTGGAACCATTCATCCGCTGTTTCCCTTGTAGTGATTTCTTCTGGAAGCCGAAGTAATTCAATATACCCGTCAATTCCATTTTCATGCACAATATGTCTTTCTGGTTTTTCATTCTCTCGTTTATAAATTTCACGAATTTTTCTTTTCCTTTTGAGAATTTTATCTCCGCATATTTCATTTACATCGTATCCTTGCTGTTCACACAGTTCTTTACAAATTTGAATCGCCTCATAGTATCCCCATAATCTGTGCTTTGTCTCATAATCCATACTTCACATCTCCATTTTATCTATTGTCTTAATCTACCAGATCCGCAAATCCGCCATCGTAATTCTGTTTCCACGACCTATAAACTCCGTTTGTATCACGAAACTCTAAGTAATATGCCTCTCTCCATTCCCACGGCTCCTGCCATGCGATCTCTTTAATTGTACATACAATGCCTTGGCAATGAACTACATCACCTGGTCTTAAATCTCTCATAATTATTCTCCCTTCTCTGTAATAAAATAGGCAGCTAGATATTTATTCTTCTAACTGCCTTTGCGTTTACTATAAATTGTATTTTTTCCAATGTTCTTCCCACTCTTTTCCATACAAATCTTGACATCTGTATTTTAAGAAATCGAGTGTTGTTTGCTTATCAAGTTCATCTCCTTTTACTGAATATGGATCATGTAAACACCCATTATTTACCTTAAAAATTTCAATCAAATCATACTCCAAAGCTCTTTTATGAGCTTCTCTTTCGTCAATTCCATTTTGTCTTGTCCAAAATTTTACACAATCTGCATGATATTTTTCGAGCTTTGTCCTCGAATCATTTGCATTTAACATTAAATCTACCTCCAATCATACTAAGAAATCTTAGTTTCAACCTATATATATCCTTACAACATGATCATTAATTTCAACTGCGTTTGGTGTATGTTGTAAGTTGTTTTCTGTGAGTGGCAACTCTCCCCATATACCAGCTTCGTCTAACAAATAAATCTCTTTGCCTTTATTTTCTTCTATAATCTGTTTAACTGTTTTTTCTACCATATTTACTTCCTCTCCAATCTTCTAAAGAATTGCGAATTTCAAATATTCATTGTTCCATTCAAATAATCATTTAAGCCTTCGAAATAATCTTCGTTTGGCTGTTCCTGATGAAACCCCTCTTCGCACTGTTCTTCATAAGCTGCCTTCTGTGTCTCTTTATAAATAATCTCATCAATTCTATTCATTTTCACTGCCTCCAATTCAATTCCGAACTCTTCATGCAGCAGTTTTTCAAATTCCGGATCTCTCTTCACGTATTCATTGAGGAATTCTTCTTCGCTGCATGGAGCAAGATCAAAATGCACATCTTCTCGAATATCATCATTCATATATGTGACGATTGCGTCCCAAAGATTTTTGTCTAAATCTAATTTTTCTCCATACCGTAACATAACAAGTTCTCCTTTTCATAAAAATAAGGAACAAGATTTCTCTTATCCCTTTATCATTCTCTTTTTAAATTCGGACATAAACCAAGTCCACCATCAATTTCTGGTAGCCTTCTATATGCGTCTCTGTGAATACAATCTGCCTTATCACATTCTGTACAATCACATTTCTGATATTCCTCATAACTCATTTTCCAACCTGTCTCTGCAAATCTTTCTCTTGTCATCATATGAATCACTCTCCTTTATATTTCGTTTCCGTCTTTATCTGTTATAAAAGCGACTTCTGATAAATAAATACTTTCAAAAGCTTGATTTTCATATTCACCAGTTCCATTCTTCGCTATTTTCTTTGCCTCTTCTAAAGAAGTTGCTTCAATCGTTTGATCGACTTGTGCAGTATAAGTTACTCTATATTTTTCCTTAATTCCTATAAACTTTTTATATCTATTATAGTTAGGCGTGTACTCAAATGACTCAGGTGTAATTTCTTGAATAATATTACTTCCCTTCTGTCCATATTCTTCTGATACAACATAAATATTCTTAGTCTCTGTGTCAAAGAAACTCTGACTTTCCGCAAAGTCCTCAAACATTACAAACCTTTTATCCTGAAACCAATTCTGATTTAACATATCCAATCACTCCTTTAAACAATCCTTATCAACTACTGCAAATAACTTAATCTCTTCACCGACTTCGCTTTTATCAAGATTTAGATTATCAAGCAATTCTGCAAAAGATTCATCAGTAAAATCTTCCTTATATAAATACACATCATGTACTGTTGGAGTACACCACAAATGCAATCTAATGAACTCTATCAGTTCAATCCATTCACACTCATTGCATATCCGTCTTGCACACCTTACTAATGACTGAACAAAATCCTGCGTCATTAATCCATTGCCTTCAAGTTTTTCAATCTGCTCGTCAGTAATCTCCTTTACGTTGCTCATACCTTTATCCATAATGTAAGAAATAACTGCATTTCCTATTCGTGAATCGAACTCTTCCTCAATAATCTTTCCTATTTTTGTTTCGTAGTATGTCATATTACGCTACCTCCTAATAATATTCATCAATACATTCATCAATTTCACTGTAATATTCACCATCATATCCTTTTTCCATTAATTTCTCCCAACAATCATAACATACCAATCTAAAAGTAATTCCGTGACAGTCTCTTGTAAAATTCATATCATTTCTTTCTACTTCTTTTCCACACACTGGACAAATTCTCATATCCTTTTCTTCCATATTTTTATTCCTTTCTATTTATACATTTCTCCATCTTCTGTTCTTGAAATCGTTCTTTCAACTGGTTTTATATAACTTCTTTCCAATCAACCACCTGCTTATATCCATCTGCCTGTAAGATATGAATTTCTTCATCCTTGTCAAGCTCATATCTGTTTTGAAAAAATTCTTTTAATCCCTCTTCTCTTTCTGCTCTCCACATCTCGTCATGAGTGATTACATCTCCAAATTCTTCCTCATCAGTTGTTACGGTAATATCAGAAATCTTTCCAAAATACATTGCTTCAAGTAAATCTGTATCCACATCTCCCTTGACAATATAGTTCTGCCAATCACCTTGACAATAACCTCTAATTGTTCCGTCTTTAAAAGCATCTTCTGGATAAAGCAACCGTAATACATCAACTATAATATCTTCTGTACATCTGCACTTATCGTAAAGCTCCTTTAATTTTGCATTTACTTCTTCGGATGTATATTCAGGATATAATTCATAGCAATAAATATCCTCTATTACTTCTTTTGCCTTTTGATACCATTCAGCATCTTTATATTCCTTACAATGTCTATTCCCAGTAAGAATCACCTGTTCATCAAAATTGTCACACCCACAATAATCTTTCCACACATCATTATCATTGTATAACCACCATGTTCCATCGCCTGTGTTATCAATTCTAATTTCAGTCATATTATTTTACCTCCACTGTATTATGTTTTTCTACGAGACGTCTTAATTCATTTCTTTCTTTTCTCAATCTCTCAACATGTCTTGATAATTTCTTATTCCCTTCTAATAACGCTCGATTGTTATTGCGAAGCGATTTGTTTGAAATTTTGATTCTAGTATTTTCATTTTCTAATTGAGAAATATAAAGTTTCGCCTCTTCTAATTCCATTTTATATTCATCAATACTCATTTTTCTTCACCTTTCTTATGCTATCTTTTCCCATTCAATGTGTGTATTTTTTCTATGTGCTTCTCTTGATACAATGAGAATTTCTCCTTTATAATATCTAAACATTATATCTTCTAAATGCGGTCTTTCCAAAATACTCTGTTTAATTTTCGCAATTTCTCTTCCGCCGTGTTCAGCTTCGTATTTTTCCAGTACCCATTCTAAATCCTCATAGAAATCTAATAATGCACATTCAACTGATCGTTTATAATTCTCTTCCATAATCTCATACATTCTTTTTTCAGCAGCTTCATATGTCTCAAAAACTTCATCTGGATATCTGTCATTATGACTTCCATAGCACTGCGTCCATGCAGGATATTTCTTTCTCAATCTATATGTACCGTGATCAAATTCTGGTTCAATAATTGGTTCTACGTTTTCCATTTTGACAAGATAACCATTATCAAACAACCACTGAAGATCTGATGGGCATGTAACATATCTGCCTTTCATTGCAGCATTTATTTTTGCCTTTTTCTCAATATTTTCTGTGACAGTATATAAATCTGTGCTATATGTCCATCCTTTAGGAAGTTTTTTAAATTCCGTTTCTGACTGAAATTCTTCAAAAGGAATTCCATTTATCAATCTAATTTCCGGCGGTCTTAACCGTGATACTGTATGCCCACCATACATGCTTTTATGTTCGTACATTCCATACGAAACATATAATTTCCCTTCAAATCCTCTTTCTACATAATAACAAACCTGATTGTGTCTCATTGTCTTTATCTCCTTTACATATTTTTTAATTCTTCATCTGAATACTTAAGCCACTTACCAGTTTGGATATTATTCATCCGTTCTGTAAAAGTTCTCTTTCGCATCTCATACATTTCCGTTGCAATTCTATACATGTCGTAAACTACATTTTTTTCAATGTCAATGATCATGAACTTATGAGGATCATATGTATCTAATACATATTGCATAAAGTCTCTAAACACAATCAACCTATTTGTAGTACACCAGGCGATTGTTTTATCTTTTTCTTTTGTTACAAACTTTACCTTTTGCATTTTTCTCCTTCCT